GTGATAGACCGCTAGTTATATTTGCACCAGCCTCAAAGGTCAAAGAAGGCGGATGGCAAAGGACAATAGAACAATTCAGAATAAGACAAGAATACAACATTATTAGCTACAACAAAATGCCTAAACAGTGTCTGGAAACAAAGAATTGTTTTGTAATATTTGATGAGGCACACAGAATCAAAGACAGCACGGGAGTATGGGGCAAGACTGCTAATCAAATAGTGCATAAATACTGTGAGGGATTTGTGCTCTTAACCGCAACACCGCTCTCAAACGGTTGGATTGACTCAATAAACTATTTTAAGATGTTCCATATGACTCCTTGCAAGTATCATTTTTTGCAACAACACGCGATTGTAGACACACGCAGAGGGTATCCAGAAATTTTAGGTTGGCGAAATACAGGCAGATTAGAACGAAACTGGCAAAGAATTTCACGTAGACTTAATAAGTCAGAAGCAATTGACTTGCCCGAATTGGTTGAAAAAAAAGTGTATTTCACCGCTTGTGCTAAGTACAAGAAAATAAAAAGACTCAGGATATCGGACGGAAAAGCGTACGACAATATGATGGCGTGGAGGCACGGATTGAGATCAAACACTGCCACCGAAGACAAAATACAATATATATTAGACTTGCTGGAAGACACTCAAAGTAATATTATTATTTTCTACAACTATGACTCAGAATTGCAGGACTTAAAAAAAAGTATAATAGACAGAGTTGTGTATCAGTGTAATGGTCACTGTAAGACTTATCCTAAAATGGAAGAATGGGGCAGAATTACTAACACTGTCACACTAGCTAATTACAAGTCGGGTTCAGAAGCGGTCGAATTTACTTATGCAGATGTAATTATTTATTTTAGTCCGACAGAATCATACACAGAATATTATCAGTCTATCGGCAGATGTCACAGAATAGGTCAAAAAAACAAAGTGACAATCTATAAATTTATCACCAGAGCCACCATCGAAGAACACATTTATGAATCGCTTGATAATAAACAAGATTTTAATTTTGAAAGCTGGTTAATAAATGATGATAAACAGCAACGTGAAATACCATAGAGATTATTATTTGGGCGGAAGTGATGTAAGACAAATACTAGATAGGGTTTATTTTACTAGTGTTTATAATTTTGCACTCTGTAAATTAGGCATGAATATCAGTAGTTTTGATGGCAACATTTATACCAGATTTGGCGAATTAATGGAGCCAATCATACGCCAAAAAATTAATGATTTTCACGGTTACAATTTTATAGAGTACTGCATCAAGGATGACAATAGAAAATTTAGGGGCAATCTAGATGGAATAGATTTTAATAAAAAAGAATTGCTGGAAATAAAAACTTGTGGAAAAGAAATTAATATTAATAAATATTATGATCAAATCCAATTTTATTTAGAACTAGCGGAATACGATAGTTGTTTGCTGGCAGTCTATAATAGACCAGAGTTTTTTTATAGCGGAATTTCTTATTCTATCAATAAAAGTGATTGCTATTTTGACACTACTTTTTACCCCGAAAACTTGCACTTTTATGAGATTAAAAGAGATAAAAAGTATTTTAAGAAGATTAATTTGACACTTATAAAATTCCAAAAAGCACTTGAACAGCTCAGAATTAATCCTTTAATGACGATTCATGAATTCAACGAGCTATTTTATGGCAAGAAAATAGTAAGTCAAATAATCGAAATTAAAAACTTGCAACAGAAAATTAATAGACTTAAAAAAATAGAATCTAAACTGAATAGTAACAAAGAATCACTATTTCTTAAGTTTGAGAAAATGGGCATCAAACACTATTCGGGTAAAGATGTAAGAGCTAGAAAAATAGAACCTAATGAAGAATTAAAAAAAGGAACTGTGAGGTTGATAATAAAATGATGGAAGATTTAGTTTTAGATAATTTGTTTGCAGATTTGATGTTCGGCGAAGAAAAAGAAGAAGAATTGGCATTGGGAAAACACGAAATGAGAATAGCCAAAGTAAAAAATGGCGAAAGCAGAAATGGAACACCTTTTATAGATGTAGTGTGCGAAAAAAATGGTCAAATGTACCATGTGAATTATTATTTCTCTCCAAAAGCAAAAGCGTTCAGTCTAGAAAAATTGGTAAAACTCAGCAAGAAGTTAACTGGCAAATTCACCTATCAGAAGAATTTAGATTTAGAGACTTTGTGCGAAGTCTTGCAACCTCTTGTTGACAAACGTGTGACCGTACAGATAAAGGAGAAAGACGGGTTTATAAATAATCATATAGTTGGAGCTTAACATGGGAGAAACAAATGAAAACAAGAAAAAGAAAAGTAATTTCATCCACGAGCTAGCTAAATTAGTGTGTCAAAAATTCAACGTCCATTATTACAAAGGGCAACTACTATGGCAAGATGACTTGATGTTTTCTAGCAATAGAAAAGCATTACTGAAAGAGATATCTAAAAGTTGTCAGATATCAGCCAACAAATGGAATGATTTGAAGGTTATTTTGCCTTGCTATGCCAAATGGGTTGATGAGGATATTAACTTCCATATACAACTTGAGAATGGAATTATTGAGAATGGACTGTTCATGGATCCATTGGACTCTGACAAGTTTAAGAGTTTCACCATTTTCAATCTTCCAATATCTTACAACGGTCAAGCATACGATGAACACGTGGACAAGTTCCTGGACTTTATTTCGTGTGACAGAAAGGACTTGAGGAATGTACTTGAGGAAATTGTAGGTCACATTTTGTTGACCAAAGATTTTCCTCACAATTTCTTTTTTCTTACAGGCAAAGGGAGTAATGGAAAGAGTACTTTTATTGAAATGCTCAAGGGGTTTGCAGGACACTTGACCTCATGCGTGGATTTTGAAGACTTCAATTCTCTTACTTTTGTTCACCAGATGATAGGCAAACTTATCAATATATGCGATGATGCAGACAATATTCACCTAGAGAAAGCTAAAAATCTTAAAGCTATGGCATCAGGGAACAGCATAACAGCTAAAGCTCTATATGAAGCACCAGTAACTATGGTCAATTCAGCAACCTTAATATTCACCTCAAATGATCCTCCTAGTTTTAAAGATAAATCTTTTGGACTTATTAGGAGGCTTAAGGTTATTCCATTTGAAGCTACAATCAAAGAGGTTGAATATGGTTTCCTGGATAGACTAACTACCAAGAATGCTAAAGAATACCTATTGAGGTTGGGATTAGAAGGTATATATAGGATCTTTAAGAACAAAATGCAAATAAGCAAGGCAGATTGTATTGACAAAGCTACCAGGAGATACCACATAGATAATGATAGTGTCCTAAGTTGGTTGGAAGAAAATCCTATTTGCATAGAAACTGAATTGAGAACAGCTTACATTGAATACAACAATTGGTGTAGAGAAGGTGGTCTGAAGCCAGTTAACATCAAGCATTTCAGCAGGAGAATTCAGGTTCAAGGTTACGAGACTTTTAGAAGGTGGTCGGGAAATGAGATTAAAAATGTTAGATTTGTTATTCCTCCCGACAACTCTCCCGACAAAATTTTAGAAACGGCTTTATAGACACACTCTCCCGACAACTCCCGACAAGCATAATTTTTATGGGAGAGTTAATCACCTTGCATTGTTAAGCCAGTTGCAAGTGAAAACTACCGACAAAAACAAATTTATCCTTTACAGTTATTTTAGTAAGGTAATAAGAAAAAAGGTATAAGTTTAAAAACATTTTGTCGGTTGTAGGGAGTAATAGCAAAATAAGTGTCTAGAATGCATATTAAATAAACTACCATTAAAATTTTTTATCGGTAGAAAAAAAATAATGAGGTAATTAGAAATGGATAAAGCATTAAGTGAAATAAAAGAAGAAATTCAAAAAATAATTGATTATGTGGAATTAAAAATGGAAGAAATAGGTTTTGAAAAACTTGAAGGATGTGAAATATTTCAAGAGTTAATTAATAAGAAAATTAAAAATCACAAAAATGGTGTATAATTGATGTGCCTGTAAAAAGCAACTTTTGATAAGACTTGGGGATTAATTTCCCAAGTCAATTCAAAAGGATGGTGCTATCATTCAACCTAAAAGTCTAGCCCAAAAATTCTAGCAACATCATCCAAAAACTGTTGTATCCACAATCTTCCTGTATTCTCGTGAATGCAATGTATTGCACAGAAGCCATATAGAGGTCTATGTTGTTTATTCCAAAAGAAATCTTTTAGAAATTTGGTCTTTTCATCCCCATTGCTAGCTCTAGAAGTTTTTATAAAAGCTTGATGTATAGCATCGACCATTCTCGACTGATACTCTAGTACGTAACTGTGAGCTATATTGTTTTTCTCAACTTCTTTTACCATTTTTGGGTAGCTAAAAACTTCACCAGCAAAAAAGTCTCTCCGAATCTTTGCACTATTATTTTTTACAAACAAAACACAAAACTCCTTAAAAAAAGTTTGTTATGTGTTATCAAAGCTGTGGAAAATTGGGAAAATTCAAGATAAATATATTGTAACAAAAACGATCATTTAATTCAACTTTTTTTTGATTAGTCATTTAATACTGAAAATTATGCTTTTTTTGTGCTTTAATTATTGAAAAAAACAATTTGATTAAAATCAATGTTTGTGTTACAATAAAATAAAACAACGGAGGTAAAACAACAATGATATTTGGGTATTCACGAGTCAGTAAGTTAGAGCAAAGTTTGGACAGGCAAATAGACTTTCTCAAAAGCAAAAACTGTGATGAGATCATAACCGAGAAAATGAGTGGCACGATCAAAGACAGACCTATACTTAATCAACTAATCGATAAACTAAGAGAAGGTGACATTTTAGTTACCGAGAGTTTTAGCAGATTAGGAAGAAATGTTAAAAATTTAATGGAACTAATGGAAAAGTTAGAGGAAAAAAAAGTAATGGTAATATCTCAAAAAGAAAACTTTGATACTACCACACCACAAGGAAAATTAATGTTAACTATCTTTCAAGCTTTTAGCCAATTTGAAAGAGATGTGATCCGAGAAAGAACAATAGAAGCTTTGGCGTCAGCTAGAGCTAGAGGTATAAAAGGAGGAAGACCTAGATTAGACCAGAAAAAAGTGGAAATGGCTCTGAAGATGTATGACTCTGGAGAATTTAAGCTTAAGCAAATAGAATCGGCAACTGGTGTTGGAAGACGTCCTTTGTATATGTATGCTCATAATAGACCAGGCGGACTAAAAGGCAATTACATTGACAGGAGACTAAAAGAATTAGGAGAGGTAGTCGAAAATTGACAAAATAAAAAGCCCATGATAGTATGTAGTCGACCAAAACAAACAATACATCAAGGAGCTTTAACTTCGAAAAAGACAACAAATCGCAACCGCAACCACTAGAACTAACTAACTACATCTAACCACAACGAGTCCACTAACTACATCGAGCTACTAACTACATCGAGTCCACTAATTACATCTTCAAAATCTAATAGCAAGCGA